GGGTGTAGACGTCGGCGGTGACGTCCTGCCACACCCCGCCCACCAGCAGATCGACCCTCACGTCCAGCACGGCCACGGGGAACGTCACCGGGGTCTCCTTCCTGGCCTACCGGCCGAACGCGGTCTGCACGTTGCCGCGGCCGTCGACCCGGACGGTCTTGCGGATCATGCGCGTGAAGTCCCCTTCGGCGCCCTTGAAGTCGAAGAGGACACGGACGACGCCGCCCGCCGCGCCCGCGCCCAGGACGGGCGCCATCCCAGCCGTGAGCGGGGCGGCCTGGACAGCCTGCGCGGCCAGCCCGTTCGTGCCGCCGATCTGGTCGAGCTGGGCATGCAGGGCGGGGAGCCCGTCGTCGATGCCCGCACGGAACCCGTCGATCAGGGCGCGGCCGGAGTAGAGGGTGTAGCCGCGGCCGGCGAACGGGCCTTCCTTCGCGGGGGAGAAGGGGAAGAAGTCGCGGGCGGCGGAGACGACGCGGGAGGCGGCGTTCTTCACGGACGAGAGCTTGGAGAGGATGCCGTTGATGAAGCCCTGGATCAGGGACATGCCCGAGTTCTTCAGCAGGCCGCCGAGGCTGCCGAGGGCGGAGGTGATCCGGCCGGGGATGCCGCGTACCCAGTTCAGCATCTCGGTGGCCTTGTTCACGGTGCCCGTCTTGATCGACGACCAGTGCTTGACGATCAGCCCCGGCAGGCTCCAGTTCAGCCAGAGGCTGTAGATCCGGCCGGGCACGCCCTTGACCCATGCCACGGTGGCGTTCCACCACGAGACAGCCGTGTTCTTGATCGATGACCAGTGCTGGATCAGCAGCCCGATGAGGGTGAAGTTGAGGAAGGCGCTGATCATCATGTCCTTCGCCCAGACCAGCTTGCCGACGATCCAGGTCCAGGCGGCGAGGGTGAAGGACTTGATCTGGTCCCAGTAGACGACGATCCCGGCGACCAGGGCGGCGACGCCGAGGATGATCCAGCCGATGGGGCCCATCGCGATCAGCCACTGCGCGGCCATGACCGTCGCCCAGGCGATCGCCCGCGCTGCCATCAGGGCGAACTGCACGGCCGCCGTGGCACCCGCCCTGAGTACGGCGAGCGCCCAGGTCCCGATCGAGACGAGCGCCGAACCGGTCCACGCGGCGGCGGTCGTCACCCCGGACACGACCGCCCCGGCCGCGATCCTCGCGTACACGCCGAGGCCGACCGCGTTCATGCGGATCCAGCCGCCGACCACACCCCACGTTGAGGACGTCATCAGGGCGTGCGCGCCCGAGACGACCGAGGCGATCGCCGAGTAGGCGATCATCGCGCCCTTGACGACGAGCACCGTCACAGCCAGGCCCGCCAGCACGTAGGCGAGCGGTTCGACGACGGCCTTGTTGTCCATCGCGAACGCCACGAAGGCGCCGGTCACCTCGGTGAGCTGGCCCATGGCCTTGCGCTTGAACTCCTCCAGCGCCGTACCTGCGTTGTCCCGCAGCGCGTCCCCCGAGCGCTTCGACGCGCCCGCGAAGTCGTCCATGGCCCCGCCCGCCCCTTTCAGGGACTGGAGGAAGGCGGGGATGTCCTGGACGTTCATGTCCTCCAGCGGCGTACCGAACAGCGCGATGGCGGTGTTCGCCTGGGTCGCGGGGTCCTTGATGCCGAGGAGGCCGTCGATGATCTTCTGTGTGGCGCCCTGCGCCGAGGTGCCGCCCGCGAGGATGGCGTTCGCCATCGTGTGCGCGTCCAGCCCGATCGTCTTGTACGCGGCCTGGGAGTTCGCCGACATGTCCGTCGACAGGAGCGTGAACTCCTTGATCGCGTCCCCGGCCTTGTCGATCCCGAACGTCCCCTTCGCGGACGCCTCGACCAGGACTGAGAACGCCTCCTCGCCGCCGTAGCCGAGGGTGCGGAAGAACTGGGCGTACTCGTCGGAGGCGTCGAGGACGTCCTCGCGCAGGGACGCGGGCACCTTCTGCGAGGCGGCCGTGATCAGGTCGAACGCCTGCGTCGCGTTGGTCGCGAGGCCGGAGTTGATGAGCGTGCCGACGGACTGCACCGCCCGGTCGACCTCGATGTCGAAGGTCGACGCGAAGTTCAGGGCTTTCTGGGTGACGCCCTCCAGGTCGGTGCTGGAGGCGTTCGACATGCCCTTGATGGACGACATGACCGACCCGACGGCAGTGTTGACCTGTTCCATCGAGTCGCCGTACGCGTCCGCGTACAGGCCGCCGGCGACCTTCCCGATCCGCTCCGACTCGGCCTGGGTGAGGCCGAGCTGGGCGGCGAGCTTGCTGTTGGCCTGGTCGATGCTGATGCTCTGCATCAGGCTCGCGCCGAGTGCGAGTCCCGCGCCCGCCCCGATCCCGGTGGCCGCCGCGTCGAAGCGTTCCCGCGCGCTCGACAGGCCCTGCGCGGTGCGGTCGCGTGCGACGAGGTTGAAGACCAGCGACGTGTCGCCCACCACTGCCCCCTGACGGTCGGGGGGCTAGCGGCCCCTTGCGTTTAGTTGTTCTGCTGCCTTGGTGTGGGCGTCCTCGTAGGCGTCGAGCCAGCCCAGCAGCGCGTCGGTCTCTTCGGCCGTGAGCCGTTCCCACTCCCAGGGCCGGACGTGCAGGAGGTGTGCGGCGTTGCCGAGCTGCCTCAGTCGGCGATCGGCGGACGGGCTTTTCCCTCTTCCTCCGGGTCGTCGAACGCCTCGGCGATCTGCTCGTCGATCCGGGCCAGCACCGCCGCCCGCATGTCCGCCGGGGCACTGTCGGCGGCGGCCTCACGCATCTGGGCCAGCTCGCCCCGGGAGTACGCCAGCTCCAGTTCGTCCCAGGCGAAGTCGACGTCGTCGAACTTCAGCGGCGGGTGCTCCCGCTTCAGGAGCGTGTACAGCAGGGCACGCCGGCACAGCGACGATCCCTCGACGACCTCCTTCGTGAACGCCGCCCAGTTGCGGCCGGTGAGCCGCTCGATGTTCTCCCGCTCCACGCTCATGATCTTGCGCGGGTTGTAGCGCCACCGCTTCGGCTCGCTGCTTCCCTCGGGGGTGTAGACCAGGAACACGCCTGTCTCCTATCCGGCCCGCTGCGCGATGCGCCGGGCCATGTTCTCCATGGCCGCCTCGACGGCCGCCCTGTACTGGCCCTCACGGCCCTCGAAGGCGCGGTCGAACCAGTCGACCTTGCCGTGCTGCTGCACCCACACCTCGCGGTTCCCGTACACCGGGTGCCGCCAGCCGCCCGCCCTGTTCAACCGCTTGGGGGCGTTGGGGAAGTTGCGGACGTTGCGCGTCTTGAACGCCTTCACCCGGGCCCCCGACCAGCGCCCGCCCAACTTCACCTCGGGGCGGATCTTCTTCGCGACAGACGACCGCAGCGCGGGGGATGTGGGCAGGCCCGCCGACGCGATCGACATCACGCTGCTCTTCGCTTCGGCGGCGCCGGGCTTGAGTGCATCGCGCATGTCCCGCGCGAGTTCCTTGCGGAGCTGCTTGCCGTCCTCCTCGGCGCGGATCGCCCGGGTGAGCGCGGCCAGGCCCTCGTGCGTCTCGACGCCGAGGGCGAACGGCGGACCCCCGCCGGCCATCAGACCGTCGCCCTCGTCACGGCCCCTGACGTGGGGAACGAGACGCCGACCGTGGCCTCGTCCCCGACGCTGCCCTCGATCGGGTTCCAGCTCTTGATCAGCACGTTGCCGGTGTACTTGGGGTTCGACGTCGACACCGCGCCCTGGTCGGCGCGCACCTCGAAGGGGACGACCTGGCCGAGCAGCGGCCACATGATCGAGTCGAGCTTGGTGGCCGCGAAGTCCTGGAGAAACTCACAGCCGAGTTCACCCGACTTGAGGCCGCCGAGGACTTCCTTCCAGCCGAGGCTGGCGTAGGTCGTGACGTCCTTGTCCTCGACCTCGACGCTCACCTCCGCCTTCTTGGTGGAGTCGTTGAGGACGTTCCCGTTGATCGACAGGTACTGGGCGAGCAGGACCATCTTGGGCATGGCAGGGCCCCTTTCCAGGGCGTGAGGGACGGCCCTGGAGCGGGCCGGGCTGACGGTGGGGAAGCGGCTACTGGCCGATGCCGAGGGTGCCGACGAAAAGGAACGACGGCGTGGTGCCGGTGATCGTCCATGCGATCCGCCACCACGTGTCGGTGATCGCGGTCCCGTCGGTGCGCAGGATCTGCCCGCCGGACGCGGTCGCCGGGGTGAAGGTGAGGCGGGTGGTCGGCGCCGCGAAGGTGTTGTCCGGCGCGGACTCGACGCGCGCGGTGAGGGACGGGGTGGTCCCGGCCGCCGATAGGACGTGCAGGGCGGCGTGCAGGCGGCGGCCGGCGGGGACGGCGCCGAGCTGGAGCCCGGTGCCCGTGCCGGTCGCCGTACGAGCAGTCCCCGGAGGATGCGCGAACTGCCCCCGCACCAGAGGCGAGGACGACTTGCCGGTGCCGGTCCAGGGGGCGACCTCGCCGACCGCGTCGAACAGCTTGTAGTCCGAGCGCAGCGCGGCGAGGAGATAGGCCACATCCCCGACGGCCGCGCCGTTGTTGGCGCTGACCGACCAGGGGACGACCGTCCCGAGGTGGGCCCAGGACGCGTCGTCGACCCGGCTCGGGTCGCCCGCTTCCCACTGCCCCTCACCGGAGAGCTCGGCGGAGCCGAGGCCGCCGAGGATCTCCTTCCAGCCCTGCGAGGCGTAGTTGGTCGCGTCCTTGTCCTCGACCTCCGCACTCAGCTCGATCTTGTTCGAGGCGCTGGTGAGGTCGGCGCCGGCGGCGAACGTCCGCACGTTCAGCAGAACCGTCTTGCTCACGTCGGCTCCCCCTCGCCCTCGGCGGTCTTGCGGCGTCGGACACGCGGCTCGGCGGGCGCCTGGACGTCGCCGGCTTCCTCGGCGACCCCCGAGGCGATCAGGTGCGCGGCCTCAGCCGTCGGCAACTCGGCGGTTTCGCCCTCGGCGGGCCAGGGCTGGCCGTTGCGGGCGGCGCCCTCGGGCATCTGGACCAGCATGCGGATACGCACGTCAGCCCCCTTCTCCGATGACCTTGATCATCAGCTCGGCGCCGACGTACGTGGACCCGGCGTGCTCGTACCAGCGGTAGCCCTGCACGCGCATCACGTGCAGGTCGTGGGCGAGGCCGCCGAGGGCGTACTCGCCGGGGCCTCCGCGCGCCACCTCGATCGCCTGCTTGAGGGAGGCGGGGCCGGAGCCCGACAGCATCGAGTCCAGGAGGCGCTGAGACGCCTGGTCGTCAGTGCGGCCCACCAGGATCTGGGTGGTGAAGACGACTTCGTCCAGGCCCCGATGCATGACCTTGTCGAAGTCCTGCTCGTACCCCGCGATGAAGAAGTGTGGGGCGATGGCCGCGTCGGGGACGTAGCCGGAGCAGGTGAGCTTCGGGATGCCGGCGGGGAGTTCGACCGCGCGGGCCGCTTCGGCGATTGCTTCGCGTACAGCGGAGATCTGCATGGGGTGCTCCTTCAGAACCCGGGGATGATGTACGGCTCGATCAAGTTCCACACGTCCGGGTCCCGGCGGGAGAGGTTGCGCGCTCCCCACTCGGCGTTGCCGATGATGCCCTCCGGGGAGTCCTTGCGCTTGAACAGGCGGGTGGCCTGGATCAGGGCCGCTTCGTGGATGTCGTCCGGGACGGACGGCCAGCCGAACCGGGCGGTCACGCGCAGGCGGGTCGTCGCCGTGCCCCAGGTGCCGAGCGTCCGCAGCAGACCCGTGATGGGGCGGCCGTCGGCGAGCGCGTTGTCCGGGCTGGTCTCGTAGCCGGTCACCGGCGACCACGATGCCCCGGCCCCCGTCTCGACGACGAGGCCCGCGATACTGCCGATGTCGTCGACGAGGAACAGGTCCCCGTCGCCCTGGCGGACGATCCGGCCGCGCGGGTTGAACACCCGCTGCACCGGGTCGGGGTCGAGCCAGAACCGGCGCCCGGTGACGCGGTCGATTCCCCGCGAGGCGGAGGCCCGCGCCCGGTTCAACGCGGCGTCCCGGGTGGCATCGTCGGACTCGATGGGGAACTGGCCCTTCAGTTCCTCCAGGGTGACGTACTCGTTGGCCACGTCACGCCTTGTCGGTGCCGCGCGTCTGGCGGCCCTTCGGCGGCGTGCTGCGCGCCTCCGCGCCCTCGTCGCCGCCCTCGGCCGGCGCGACGGCCTCGCCGTCGGGCGAGTAGCCGCGCAGCGCCAACTGCTCGTCGACCGCCGCGACGCGGTCCTCCTTGCCCTTGCGGCCGGCGTAGCCCGCGCGCTCACGCAGCAGGGCGGCGACCATCGGGTCCTCGGTTTTGGGGATGTCGGTCATGGCAGTTGCTCCCAGGGACGGGGTTGGACCGCGCGGGCCTGCCGGAGTCGAGGCGGGCCCGCGCGGCTGAGGGGATCAGGCGCCGGTGAACGTCGGCGTGACCAGGCCGGTGACTATGGGCTTGACTCCGCGTCCGGGGTGACTGGGGGTGGCTGGACGGAGCGGGGGCGGGGGGTTCGGGTGGGGCCCGAGGTGGGGGCATGTGGTGCCTG